TCCCTTGAAACTAGGGGTTATCTTCAGCGATGGCGGTTTCGATCGCCTAATGAGGAACCTAGAGGGATTTGTCTGCGGCATGGGAGATGTTAAGAAATGGGATAAACACTTCCTTGCTAGATTACGTAGATTTTGCAAACGCATCAGAATGTCCCTATATCGTGGAATCAACCCTGAAACTTATCGAAAGAAATTGGAATGGGACTATCGGTGGGCACAGCATGCCTATGTTCTCTTGCCCTGGGGGCAAGTAGTATGCTTGTATAGTGGTATGCTCTCTGGACATGTCAATACCTCTTATGATAATTCAATAGCGCACCTTTTGATTACATTGGCATATGTAAAACATCACGAGAAAGAAATCGGTTATAAGATTAACACTTTTAGAGATGCCCTTTCAGTAATGAAGTTTTACCTCTATGCCGATGATCATTTGTTTCGAGTGAATCTGAAGTACTCTTTTCTCTCCACATTTGCTAGGCGTGCAGAGTTTTACCGCCGCTTCGGATTTACACTCAAGCCAGAGGATGACAAGGTCCTGGACAGACCACATGGACTCACTTTCCTTGGTGGTGAAGTACGACACGTACTCGGACACTATGTCCCAGCATACAACATTAGTAGGATCTGGAGCAGCACTGTCTATCAGTCGCCAGAATCTCCAAATATGAAGGAAATTGATTATTTCAACAAGGCCAAGAGCTTACTACTACTGTTGTGTGGCCATGGAAGTGAGATCTATAATTATTATCGAACAACCGTATTGAGAAAGATAGTATCATGCTTCGACCTAAATCAGCCCGGATGGCGCCATCAAGCTCAAATGGACGATTTTCGCATTGATGGGACACCAGATATACCCACTTATAAATGGGCTTGGGCCTTCTGGACTGGATCAGAGTCAAAACACAGGCCCTTGGCGAATTCCTGTGTGTCGCCACAAAATAGGAGTGTGGACAAGTCCCCTCCTTTGCATGAGCTATAAATATCACGGTAATTGGTGTGGTCCTGGTTGGTCCGGCGGTAAATACCAACAATCAGTAGAAGACGAATTGGTTGAAGCAGTTGACGAATTCGATCAAACTTGCAAAGACCACGACAAATCTTATGCCAGAGGCGAAGATCTCAACGAAGCAGATAAGAGATTTGTTAACTCAAACATCGGAAAAGGAATACGGAGAAGCTTGGCGGCAATTGCTGTTGAAATGTCTAGACAATATCGACAAGGCACTACCCCAAAGCAAATGCCAATTCCTGGTAGCAATCCAGAGTCTTACGTACCCCCCAGAAGACGACTTCTGGCAGGGGCTGGACTCGAAGGAAGAAGAGGAAGAAGAGGAAAAAGATAAAGAACGAATTTCCTGAGTCCTTCGAAGACGTTGAGGCTAATTTGATAAACTCTATTCTTGAACAAACAGCA